GGGCCATATCATCATTAGCTAATATACGATCAATAAATGGGGTAGAAATCTTTTTAGGACTCATTCCACGAAGAGCCATCACTTCTCGACCACGACCAACTTTAGCATTATCCTCTTTAGTTTGTGATACCCAAACTACAGTAGAATCCATAGCAACTACAGAATTGCCATTAGCACAACCAACTGGAGAGAAAGCATTATCTACTCTAAGAAGAGGACTCCCAGTAGGATTAGCAGCATCATAAAAAAACTCAAGAGAGTAGTTACCAAAAGCAAGAATATAATTAAGATATTTTGCAATAGCCACACCGCCATCGGGTTCAACTTCAGCAGTAATAAAATCCAGAGAGTTCCAAGTTCTCATGTCTTGTATTTGACTATTGTAGAGTGTTCCATTAGGGTCCATCACATAAACAGAACCATCTAATTGAGCAATCCCAGGAACAGTAGTTGCAGGATAATTAACATCTACAATTTGAGTTAGATTCTTATCATAACCATTCCAAAAATAAGCTACATTAGTTCCTTTAATCAGTAAGAAGTTTTCTGCAATATTAACAGCAGGAAGACCACCCAAATCTGCTCTCACGGAGGCATTACCACTAATAGAACCAGTAGGGGTGGCAGTGGAGACAGGAGGCATTGTGGAATTGATTCCCACATTAGGCCAAGTAGAAAGAGGAAGACTCAACACTTCCATGCTCACTACTTCATTATTAGTACCAATACTTTGCACACCACCAGAAAGATTAGTGCTATATACCTTATTTCCAACTACAGTGACAAGATTTCCTTGATGGGAAATTATTCCTTGGCCTGCACTAAATCCATGTTCAGCAAACGAAACAAGGCCGGGACGTTTGATAACAGCAGTGCGTCCATCATAATATTTTTCAACATATCCATTAATAATTCTGGAATCTTTTGAAAGCGTAGCATCACGATTCAAGAATTCCGTTGCCAATGGTACTCGCGTGGATTTGAGAGGCATTAGTATCTCCGCTGAGTAAGCATTTGGTAGTTAGGCATGAAGTAAGTAGAAGCTTCTTCTTGACTCCAATTAATAAGTTGATCCCTATAGAATTTAGATTTGTTCATAATTACTTGCATCAATTTATCTGTGGGGCGATATTCAGCAGCCATTTCTTCTGCAAGACCCCATACCAAAGCTTGGTAAGCTTCTTGAGGAAAGTCAGGAGTATCTGTGGTAGCAGTGAAATCAAATATAGGCATTTGTGCAATCAAATGAATAGTAGAAGTAGCATCAATAGGAACATTAAAAACAGTGATAACACCATTGGTCAATTGAGGATCATACCACAATTGATTAGGAACACCTTGAGAAGTTTTTTGACCAAGCATTACCCATTCTTGTCTGGAAGTAACAAGAAGAGTAGTATCATTACCACTAGCATCCCGAATATATGCTTCTCTAATACGAAGTGGACGATTTGTTACAACTGCGCCAGGACCAGTGGCAGTAGGACCAATCTGGTAAGTGTTAGTGGCAGCAACCATTGGAACAAGAATCTCTTCTACTTTCCAAAGATAATAGCCGTCAGTCTGCCAACTTTTTACCATTATGTTAAGACCAAAAAGGCAATTGGTGAAATCCTCAGTTAAAGGAGTTTCACCAACGCCAATCACATCAAGTTTCCTTAGAGCAGCAGAAATAATGTCGCTGGCAGTGATAGAGAATGTAGATACGCTAGAAGGCATTAAATATTCTCCTGAGCAGGACGGATAGCCATATCAACAAATGTATCAGTGGCTTCTGTTCTAGAATAAGGAGTATTTTGAGAATCCATTACACCCCTAACAAAATCTTGTGGTTGCCGAGGTTCCCAATCTTTATCACAAACCATCAAACCATCCCAAGTTGCTTTAAGTTCACTTCCTTTATATTTCATGCCGCAACGGTCACAAATTGCGTTGAAGTCACCATGTTTGTAGTAATCGGCATGACCCATGATCTTACACTCCCTGCTTTACAAGTTCCAATACAATAGTAAATTCATGTGTTCCAGCGGTCCATCCTTCAGTGGAGAGAAGGATTTTGCCAGTTTTTCCGGCACCAGCATTATTTTGAAGACCCCCAAATTTTTTGAAATCTTGATGCCCTGCTTTTACATAATCAATAATATACACTGGGGAAGTTGCATCCCATTGAAGTCTTACATCTAGCCCTTCTTCTACAGTATAAGTGACCCGATCAATTCTAAATTGAGTAGGAGTAGGAGTGAAGGAAGCAGGGTCAACAACAGCAGTAGGAGCTACATCTGAAGTATCAAGAATACCAACAATCTTCACAACTGCATTTACAGCACCATCTACAAGGATTTGGGTAGTTACACTATTAGCCATATTATTTTCTCCTTAGAAAGAGGAGGAGAAGATTTCTCCTCTCCTCTAAAGATTATTATCGGCCAATATCAGAAGCAGCTAGAATATAGTCAATTTCAAGAATTGACGTGGCCGTGTGGAAACTGTTGGAAGCAAATGGAGCAAGAACCACAGTAGATGCAGGGAGATTAGTTACAGCACCCAAAGAACCAGTGGGACCAACAGTAGCAATCAGAGCATTATTAAAGAAGATGAAAAACGAAGTTCCATCATAATAATAACCCAATTGAATGACTTGGCTATTGACAGGAACAGTAGTGGTAGGAAGAGCAAAGGTGGTAGCTGTGGAAGAAGCTTTAATCACAAAACTCCAAACAGTCGCTCCAGTAGCTTTCGTAAAATATACACCATCAGTGGCAGAATTGAAAGTAGCTACACCCCCAGCGCCAAGGCCAATAGCATAATCAGGATTTGCTACAGTAGCATCAAGAGTGACTCTAGCAGAAAACCAAGTACGAAGGCCCGGAATAGTAGAAGTAGCAGCAGTGAAAATGCACGGAGCAGTAGCTAGAACCAGAGATTCAGTACCAGAAGTAGCAGTAGTGATTTTAATTGCACCACCAGCAACAGTGCCATCAACAGCAATACCAGAACCGGCACCACCAGCAGTTACAGTCCAATCCACAGCATTATAAGTGAAGAAATCATTATTATAACAACTAAGCGTGACAGGATCAGGAAGAGGAAAATTCCCAAAAGGTTGAGTTACTTTTTGAGTGGAAATACCAGAGGGAAAACGAGTCGGATTAGACATTTTTAAATATCCTTATATGACGTTGAATTAAACTAATCAACGCAGATTGTTCTGCGTCAATAAGGTATTAAGTAACTTTTTCTTACCAATAAAAGCTTTGTTGAGAGTTTTGATAAAATCTGGAGTTAATGCATCCCTAATTTTATCACCAATAGTGGAAGTATCTTTTTTAGAATCTGATTTTTTCTTTTTAGATGCTTCCTCGTCTTGTTTACGAGCATTCATTAATAAGCACCTTTCTTAGCTACTTTACCCACTTTAGTACCACGCTTTTTCTTTTTGCCAGGAAGAGCTTTACCAATTTTGGGAGCAGCAACATCTTTACCCATACCGGGTTTCTTTTTAAGTGAACCAGCCATTTCTTATCTCCTAAAAAATAGGAGGGGGATTTCTCCCCCTATCCTATTAAGGACCATTCGATCCATACACTGCACGAGGATCACCCCACGCAAAAGAATAACGCTCGTAACCTTTAGCTTTCGCATTCTCGGTATCGAAGTCATTGTCTTGAGTGAAAGAGATACCCACACGTTCAAAGTACTTCATACCTTCCGGCACGTTGGTACGCAGGAACCAAGCATGAGGAGAGGTGAGATAATGATTCATAACAATGCCTTCAGGCAAAGCATTAGTTGCCTTCAGTACGTTAATATCATTATTGGCAGTACCCGGTTGATATACACTCTTCAAAATACGATTCGCATTGAACCATTCTTGACGAGCGATAATCAAAGAACGAGGCATCAAGTTAATAAGTAGACCACGATCATCAGTAGCACCCATCAGAAGAATAATCATATCTTCCAAAGAGGCTTCAGACAGATCAGCATCAACCGTAGGGCGATTAGACCAAGTACCACCAGTAGTATTCGGATGAGCAGTAGAACAAAGTTGCACACCATCACCACCAAGGTAAGTAGCATTAAACGCACGATTGTAAATGTTAGCACCCACGTTCTCTTTGGTTTGGCGGAAAGCACGAGCCAAAGAAGTAGAACGAGTTTTACTAACTTGAGAGTACAGGTTATCGTCCAATTCTTCCTTGGTAACAATGTAGCCAAGACCATAAGCCACATGCACCACACGAGTCACGAAACCTTGAACTTCAGAATCATAAGTAACAGGAGCACCTTCAGCTTTGCGAGGAGCAAGACCAAAGCCGGTCACTTGTACCAATTCTTCATAGTTCTGATGCGAAGTGTCTTTATCAAACAGCTTCGTATATTCTTCTTCGTGATCGTTATAAGAACGACCCCACCACGCTTTAACACCGGGCCACAATGCTTTAGGATGGCTCGACGTATTGATTACACCAGCAATAGCCATATCAGCCTCCTATTAAATGCCAG